CTGTCACGAGGCCTGAAATGTTAGAGGCTTGAATATTGCTCAGAGTGTTTCCGTAGATGAGAGAGCTGTCCACAACACCAAAGGCCAGGTTCGAGGCGTTCAGGTTGCTCAAAGTGTTGCCCGTAACTGTTACGAGTCCTGAAATGTTAGAGGCTTGAATGTTCGAAAGGGTGTTGCCGTAGATGAGAGAGCTGTCCACAATTCCAAAAGCCAAGTTCGAGGCGTTCAGGTTGCTTAGGGTGTTTCCCGTAACTGTCACGAGGCCTGAAATGTTAGAGGCTTGAATATTGCTCAGAGTGTTTCCGTAGATGAGAGCGCTGTCCACAACCCCAAAAGCCAGGTTCGAGGCGTTCAGGTTGCTGATGGTGTTTGGTAAAAGGCCTACAATGTTTGAAAACTGAATATTCGAAAGGGTGTTTCCATATATGAGGGTGCTGTTTACGATACCAAAAGCCAGGTTCGAGGCGTTCAGGTTGCTTAGGGCGTTTCCAGATACGTACCCTGCAATATTCGCCACTTGAATGTTCGAAAGGGTGTTTCCGTAGATAAGGGAGCTGTTCACAACCCCAAAAGTCAGGTTCGAGGCGTTGAGACCGGAAAGACCAGACCCATTTCCAATGAAACTTCCTCCCTGAAATACCTGACCTATAAAGCTTGACGCGTTCACTGTTCCAGATACATTAAGAGAGGCGTATGTGATGGTTCCAATAATCTGCCCGGCGACATATAAGTTTCCTGTAAAGGTTCCGTCCTGACTGATGATATTACCAGCTATGACGTTTCCGTTTGTGGACAGGACGTTTGATGCGATAATCACGTTCGCTGGAGGGCAGCATCCTCCTCCACCGGACGACACGAAGGATACGGGACCTCCATTTGTGATGCTGTCGCACATCTCTAGTAAAGGTTAATATTTACTTTCGGGCAAATATAACAAGCAAAAGACCGAGAAGAGCGGCTGCAAATATTATGTACATTTTGGTCTTTTCACCAGAATCCCATGGGACTGGATCCGGAAGGCTTACTGGTCGTTCCGGTTCATCCGGTACTGGAATTGTTTCAAATCTCAAGAGCATCATGTTTCGCCCGAGATCACGCCCTAAATTCAAGTCGTAAAACAGAGACCCGTTTCCTGCATTACGCCACGAAACAGTCAGTCGGTCTAGACTGTCAATACGCGAAGGGTACTCGGTAGAAATTTTGTAATTTTGCGAATAAAATTCATTGTTATATATGAAGCTGGTGTTTGAAAAGGTTTGCGTATTCGATGCGAGGGCCATTGCCGCTTTGACGGGTACGAATGCAAAAGCACCTGAAAAAGCGTTTGAATTAGGAACTGCTAAAGAGTTTGCCGTGGTGGCGAGGGCCGATGCCACGAGCGTCTGGGTTGAACGGAGTTCAACTATATCCAAAGTCAGATACTGTGAACTGAAGACATTCGGCAACATGGCCGAAAGGACCTCAACCTTGGAAATGTTTCGGATTGGGGTCGACAGGTACAGAGTATATGAATTTGAATTTGGATACAAATCTTGATTACGGTTATTGGAATCTACATACACGACGTAGTCCATTTCTAATAGAGTTTAGGAGTTTTATTCTTACATGAGAGCCACGCCTGCACGGTCAGGGTACAAACACACGTTAGGTTTTGAGCAAGTGATTCTGAGCGTCAGGTAAGTGGGGCCACCTGTAATGACCGGTTGAGCTCCAGTCGCCGTGTAGATATTTACAGTGAACTTCTCAATTTGGCGGATCGGCTCTATGTACGGAATTTCAACCGGGAAATAACTACTCGATGAGAAAGTGGTTCTATGTTCGATTGAAGTAATGTCGATGGGGATACATACAATAGAACTCGCGAGCTGACCCACATTAGAAACGGCTGTCGAAGGTGCGACGCCTTCAGCTGATCCGTTGATTACATACTGAAGATAGGTCTTGTCATTAAACTTCGATTTGAGTTCATCAATATTGAGATAGAACGCTGAAGTCGCTGTGGGGGAGTTAGCATTCGCATGGAAGCTTGCAGAGAGGAGTTCCGCCTTGATGACGTTTCTCAAAGGGATGTTCATGTAGCCTACGAAACTTGAATTAGAGCTGGCATAGACTGAATCAACACGGATCGTGTACACTTCCGTGTCACACATTTACTTTATATGTAGATTTTTACTTATTTACTTCTCCAGCAGAGACCCACCCACGCCATCGGCGATGGCATAGTCGCGCTGCTGATCGCGAACGTACTCACCGGAGTTGCACAGGCCACCTGGGGTCAGACCCTGTGAGTAGTACGCAGCGTTCTCTGAAGGGCCGGCCACACAATCAAGTCCGACCTTCAGGTCGAAGATGCTCGCTGGGTCGGCCTTGGCGTTGGGACCCGCCACCGTCACGATATCAGCCGGCTCGTACGTGCTGACAGAACCACGGCCCTGGACCAGGATGACCAGGATGGCCAGCAGGAGGCCAACGATTACTGCATGAACCATCATTTTTCCAAACTTAAATGTCATTTAGAAGTAGTTGATATTTTTTTCAGGTCGCGTTAAAGCCAACAATCACTTTTCTTTAAAAGTCTTAGAGATGGAGTTTTCTTTTGATACTGGAGAGGGTCATACGATGAGTATGAATGATGATGAGGCGAAGATGCTGGATGAAATTTCAATTATTCCACCTGAGAAGAAGATTCCACTCAAGCCCAAGCCGTCGCGCCCTAGTCCATTTGCGAAGCGTTCGCCTGGACCTTCAGCGCCACCACCAACCCCAGACGAGGGTCTTGACATGTTTATGAATCCTGGAAAGCGGACCGCACCTCCACCGCCTCCTCCAGAGGAGTTTGACGGTGGTGAGGAGGGTGAAGAGTACGACGGACCCGAGGAGGGTGGTGAGGGCTTTCAGTCGGGTGGTGGCGCGCAGGTGCCTTCTGAGGGATACAAGACAATCGAAGACGAAAAGGCTGACCTGTTAAACAAGATTTCACGCCTGAATAAGAAGGGCATTGCCTCGAGTCAGCGTCTGACGATTTACTCTGACATTGAGGAGATTCGGACGGAGTACAAGCGTATGACATATGGCATTGAGGTCGATCGGTCTATCAAGTTCCAGCGGCGTATGCTTATTGCCTGTGTGACAGGTCTCGAGTTTCTGAATGATAAGTTTGACCCATTTGATCTGGAGCTGAATGGCTGGTCCCAGAACATGATGGAGAACGTCGACGACTACGATGGCGTTTTCGAGGAGTTGTACAACAAGTACAAGACCAAGGTCCAGGTTGCTCCTGAGGTCAAACTGATTATGATGGTCGGCGGATCTGCGATGATGTTCCACCTGACCAACAGTATGTTCAAGGCGGCAGTACCCAACGTGTCTCAGGTAATGAAGCAGAATCCCGGTCTGATGCAGAACATGGTGGATGCTGTTCAGCGCAGTCAGGGCGGCCCTCAAACACAAGCCTCCTCGTTCCCCAGCCCTCCATCAGGACCTCGTGACATGCGCGGCCCGGGTATGGACTTTGGCTCCCTGATGAACATGATGGGCCCTCCACCGGCTATGATGACGCGTCCTCCGCGCGCACAGGATGCAGAGTCCGTGTCTGATATTGTTTCGATGGACGAGGGCGATCCAGACACGCGCGAGGTTCAGGTGGGCGGAGAGAAGAAGAAGCGTGGGCCAAAGGGGAAGAAGAAGGAGGTGTCCCTCTAGAAAGAAACAGTCCCACAGTTGTTTTTTTCTCAATATAAAATAGGTCAATGGCATTATCATATGCGCCATTCGAAGATGCGTGGTCTCCCAGGCCGAAGCAGTATGTACCACTTCAGCTCCCAAAGGGCAACGCTTCTTCGGACAACACAGAGTGCAATTATATAGTTATGTTTTTCGTAGCTGGTATTATTGTTATGGGGATTATGGACTCTTTAAGGGGTCCGGCACGGTAGTGCCGTTCTTAAAGAAGACTCGGGTTTGGATCACAGTTGCTATGCAACTGGTCTCGTTTACTTATTCACACTTGGCAGATACACTGGCGCATAGTCCTGGGCGCCTATGCAGGCACATGGCTTCGCGACCGCAATATCAATAATGTCCTTCTCAATGGCATTATTGATCTTGACCTGACCATCATACGCCTGGCTTGTGATTGCTCCTGGAGTGATCATCATTTGATTTATTGCAAGAAATTTATAAGAGGCATTTACCCTTCCCAAAGACTTCAGTCTTTTGTTCGTCTCGAGCATCATCAGTTCCTGTGGAACCGAATTCGAACCCCCCCTCTCTATAGACGGCACATCGTTTGCGATACATGCTAAAAAACACGGACCATTGGTCTGCAATATCATAAATCAATGGATGGTTCAGTTTACCGGGCGTTTCACGCATGATGCGACCGATAGACTGTTTTATATCAGATTTGGGTGTGGCGAGAATAACCGTATCAAGTACGGGAATATCCAGGCCTTCATGCGCCAACTGAAACGTCGCAACAACGACTGGCGACTTGGCAGACTCGACCAGGTCCTCCTCTTTCATACCGCCTATATACAGTTTTGCCTTAGAGCCAATTTTCTTTTGTAATTCAAAGCAATGTTCACGCCGGTCGCTCAATACAAGTACGCGCCTATTGTTGCCAAGCGCCTCATGTACTGTGTCAACGATGAGGGCGTTCCGACGCTCGAGTTCAGCGACAACGTTGATCATACCCGCCATGTTGAGCTTCCCAAAGCGCGTTACGGGGGGTGCCTCTTTGAAGGCATCGTCCGTGTAATGCAAGGTCACAACCTGGGTCGTTTTTTGGTCGGACCTTTCAATTCTGAAAAACTCGGGACCGAGGAACCAGTACAAGAGCCTTGTGAGACCGTCTTTGCGTTCGGGGGTCGCGGTAAGTCCTAGCGTATATTTTGGACAAATTTTGAACATAAATTGTGAAAAGGCCGGAGCGCCTATGTGATGCGCCTCATCTACGACCAAAAGCCCGATAGAGTCAAAGGCTTTGGCCTCGAATTCCCTCATACACATGGTCTGAATCATGGCAATGACAAAGTCTTTTTCGACGTCAAATACATCTCCTTGTACACGGCCAATAGTAGCAGTCGGGCAAAACTCCTTGATCTTCTCGACCCATTGATTCGCGAGGAACTCCTTGTGGACCACAATCATTGTACGAACTTTTAATTGTGCCGAAAGAGCCAGGGCGACTGTAGTCTTTCCATATCCGCATGGAAGCGAGAGAACGCCCCCTCCCTGTTCTTCAAAGGCTTGTATTCCTGCATTGAAAGCTTCTGGCTGTCGTGTCGAGTCTCGTAAGCGTCCAGTGAAAACAATCCCAGGAGCGTGAGTGTAAGCAGGCCGTACGTCCCGGGTGGGCGTCCCGAACCTCCCGATGCCATAATAGCGGGGAACGACCAAAGACGAAGTCTTTGAGAGACCAGAGGCATCTCCTTTGACGACCCGAAAAACTTTGAAGGACGGCGAGGGAATCCCGACAGACTCATTCGTCAATGGTCTTACTGTGAGTTCACGTTTTATCTCTGTCGAATTTTCAAGTGAAATTATGTAACCGTTTCTAGTGATCATCCGTCTTAATACTAACCAATACCCAATGTTCTAAGCCGTCCCATGTTTTCTTCTCAATTTTAATTTCAAATTCATCACCCTTCTGAAGCTCCTGGACCGTCTTCAGGCCTTCGACTTTACACATGACCCTACCATATCTATAAGGGACTTTGACTCTGAGGATTCCAATTCCTTCCGACTTGATCTCAAGGTACTTCCTCCCGTCCCAGTCATAGTATGGGGTGTGTATCACGGCTCGTACCATTTTTATTAAAGGGTAAAGTTCTTTATTGAGGATATGGATATAATAATAGAAGACGACTGTTTTGCGGTTGACCCGAAGATCCTCAGTGGTTATTTTCCATGGTCTTATCCGGGTGATGCGTCGTTTGGTGGTGTCCAAGCCCATTATCACCTTTTGATTTCCAGAAACTTTGAAAATCCAAAGGTAGTCTCCGAATACTACCCATATTTTGAAAGTATATTCAAAAAGTTCTGTGAAACCCACTCAATTAGAGTGAATAAAGTTTTTGGAGCGGCCGTCCACCAGACCCTTGACTCGTGGAACATTCGCCAGAATTTTCATGTAGATTTTCATTTTGAACACAAGGTTCTTATTATGTATCTAACCGACACATTTGAAAATGGAAAAACTTTGATTACTGACATCAGAAAGTCAGATGAGAGCCCAATTATTCTCGGAGAAGAACTCGAGACTCCCGTGCAAATAAGCCCACGAGTGGGTAGAATTCTATGCTTCGACGGAATGAGATACCACGCCGCACAGTATCCAGTTCACGGACGAAGAGTAGTCTGTATATTCACTTTTTTCTGAGTAGACAACAGATGAAGTGGCTTATTTTGGCACTTGTTTTTTTAGGTCTGGTCATCAGTCTTGTCATTATATCGCCACCTCAGAAAAAAGAAGTTGATTACAAATTCATTACCGCTGATGAATCTCAGAGAACGAAAAGAGAAGTAGCTTATAACTTCATTACCCCGGATGAATCGCAGAGAATGATCGAGCTTATAGACCAAAAGGTGAAGAATAAGGCTTATCGCAAACTTCAGGGGTTCGATAGTGGGGAACAGCAAATTTTTGATATGAAAGACTTTAACGATCCACTTGTAGATTCAATTCGACAGAGAGTAGATGATTTCATGAAGTCTCATTTTGGTCAGGATGTTCATATCGAATCTTCATACATGAAAGTTCGCGTCCCAGGAAATCAAAAGTATGCACACCCAATTCACGCCGATAACTGCGAATATAACAACTCAACGAAAAAATGTGCGATCGTACCAAGTTCCGATTACTGGGTTTCGCATAGTGTTTTGGTATACTTAAACAGATGTGAAGGAGGTGAGTTCTTCTTCGACGGGGGAGAGACTCTGGTTCCAGAACCAGGTCT